CGCGCAGCGCCGCACGGGCCGCCCCGGCGCGGGCGGTGATCCGGTTCAGCTCGCCGACGGCCGCGCGGGAGGAACGATTCAGCGCGGCGAACTGCGCAGCGAGCCGCGCCCCGTTGGCGTCCAGCCGGGCCAGGGACCGGTTCGCAGCGTCGGTACGCTCCCCCAGGGTCCGCATCTGTGCGGAGGCAGCACGGGTTCCCGCGATCAGGTCGCGGACCTCGGCGCGCATCGCGACCGTGAGAGTGAACCCGGCCACCGCGGCGGCCTCCTTACATGGTGCGGGGGTGGATCAGGGGCGCGGCTCGTACTGCTCGCGCGGCAGGAGTTGGATCTTCACGCCGTAGCCGGACCGGTCCTGGGGGACGTGATCGCGTTCCTGCTCGATCAGCTCGCAGCCGGGGCAGCGCAGGGTGTCGGTGACGTAGGCGTGGGGGTCGCCGCCGCGTTCGCGGTCCCACTCCTCCAGCCGGGTGTGGCACTCCGGACACACCGACCGCTGCCACTCCGCCCAGGCCAACGCCTTGGCCCGGTCGAGGTCGGACCAGCGGCCGTCTCCGCCGAGGAACTGCGAGTGCGGGATCCGGTACCGCTCGCACAGCTCCAGTTCAGCGCGCAGGCCGGCGTCACGGCTCAGCCTTTTCCCAGCTCGACCCGGCTCTCCTGCTGGATCTGCCAGGCGGCGTCCCACAGCGCGTTGGCGTCCGGCGCCGACCAGCCGTTCAACAGCTCCTCGGCCTCCTCACGGCTCATGCCGTCCACGGAGGCCGCTGCCACCAGCGCGGCGGGGAAGGTGTCGGCGTTGAAGATCGCCCCCTCCTCCGCCTGCTGTTCGGTGGGTGGGTGCTCGCTGATCAGCTCCTCCAGCACCGGGCGCGGCAGCGCGCGGAAGGTCAGGAACTCCGAGGCAGCGTCGAGTGCTTGGACGGCCCGGTCCCGCGCCGAATCTGCGTCGGCGGCCTGGCGCGTGGCCAGTTCGTCACCCGGGTTGGCCTCGGCGACGAACCGTGCACGGCGGGCAGCCTGCTCAGCCTCGTCGTACCGCTGGCGCAACTCGGCGTCATCGCAGATGCGCAGCCGGTTCTGCGGGCGGGCTCGGCGACGGAGCCGTTCCATCTTGGCCGACCACGCCCCCTCCGCCGACGTGGCGGAGGGGGACGGGCGGGTGGCCTGTGCGGGGCGCGACACGATCAGCCCTCGTCAGCGTCGTGCTCGCGGACCGTCGCCTCGGTCTTGGTCTTCGTGGTGCTGACCACGGTCACGTCGACGTGGTCACCGTCGTGGTGGCCGTGCCCGTGGTCACCGTCGCAGTCCTCGTCCGGCAGCGGACGAGGGTGCGCCTGCGGCACCGGGCGGTCGAGCGACGGCTCGTCAGTGATCGTGAAGTCCACCTTGAACTTCGCGGCCTCGTTGCCGGTGCTGTACGTCGCGGCGCGGGTGGCGACCTGCACGGGGAACACGTCCACCGAGCGCGAGCCGGGCAGGTCGCCCTTGCGGAGCAGGACGACGTAGCCCTTCGCGCCCTTGGGGAGCTGCTGCTCAATCGCGTCGGAGAACCGGTCCTCGTAGAACGTCAGGCTGGAGTTCTCGGCCTTGTCGTTGCCCGGGATCGAGGAGTTGAAGGTCGAGCCCATGTCGGGGGTCTCGATGGGATCGTTCTCCAGCGCCCAGCCCTCGATGTCCGAGACGGCGTCGGTCAGGCCGAAGGCGTCGGTGATCTCCCGGCGGCTGGGGTACTTCGGGTCGTTGAGGTCCTTGGACCAAAGGATCTTGGAGATGCCGCGCCGCAGAAATCGGGTCTGGGTCTTCTTCGTGCTCGTGGACACAGGTCCGCTCCCACTTCTGGGGCAGCGTCCCGTGCCGAGGCCCTGCCCCTTGAGGTTCAAAGGGGGTTCGCCTGGCCTGGGGCCTAGCGTCCGCGCGGGCCTCCGCGGTGAGGATCAGAAGAAACGTTCCTTCATGCTGGGGTCACGGTGATCGTGACCCGCTGCACGTAGGACACGATAGCGCCTGCCGCCGACACCGAGGGCTCTCCTCCGGCGTCGTAGGTCAACTCCCGGTCGATGACGCGCGCTTCGGGAACGTGCAGGTCGTGGGTCCAGCGTCCGTCGGTCCGGCCGACGACGCCGGCGCGTACGCGGTCGGCCAGCCACTCGACCTGATCGGCTCGTTCCCCGACCGAGGTGACCTGGTAGGCCCAGGCGGCATCGGCGTGCCAGTCCCACAGGGGCGGGCCAGCGAACTCGGCGGGCAGCGAGTCGAGGATGGTGTACGGGACGGGCGCGGGCTCCCACCCAGATTTCCCCTCAACGCGCGGGAGTTCGCCGACACCGCACGGGCGGCTCGTGGCGTGCTCCAGGAGGGCGGCGAGCGCGCGGGTCACCGGAAGACGAGCGGTCACGGCAGCACTCCGTCCGCCAGGGCCTGGATGAACGCCGCTTCGGTCTGCCGGAACGCGGGCTCGACGTGCGGGAACGGCGGCTGCCGGTAGTGCCGCCCGAGGCTGTCCACGCCGACGAAGCCGTACTCCAGCCGTCGCGCCTGCGGGGCGTCGGAGAACACCTCGGCGGTAACCTCGCCGCCGCCAGAGCGCATCCGCACGTCCCAAGAGGCGCGGTACTGCCCGGTGATCACGTTCGGGCCGGGCCTGCCGCTCGCGTTCCGCTGGATGCGGACCCGCAGCAGCATCGCGTGGTGACGCGTGATCGTCCGCGTGCGGGCGCGGGTGGCTGGACCCATCCGGGCCAGCGCGGCGGCCAGCGCGATCGGATCACGGAACGCGGTCGCGTCCGGGTGGGCGTTGGGGTGCGGGTTCGCCGGGGCCATCAGTCGATCACCTGCACCCTGACGATGCGCACGACGCTGTAGGTGCCCACAGTCTCGTCCGAGACGCGGAAGCGGCGGCCGATCAGCTGAGGATCACGCGGCCCGCCCGGTCTCACGGATCCGGCCACGCGCACCACGTCGTCCGGCCGGAGTTCCGGAGCATCAACGGGGAGCACGGCCTGGTAGTCCGTCGTGGGCGGCTCGACGGCGACGGCACCGCTCAGCGGCCGGGTGATCGCGGGACGGCCCAGCGGCATCACGGCGCCGAGCCCGTCCCAGACCAAGCACTCGTCAGGCGTCGGGGACACGAGCTGCCCGGTGGCTTCGTCCAGCACATCGTCCGCGCGGCCGGCGCCGTCCCGCCACACTTCGAGCTTGTCGTCCAGGATGCGGCCGACAACCCGACGCACACCCTCCACATCAAAGGCCACGCGCCCACTCCACGAGCTGGGTGAGCATCGCCTGAGTCAGGGAGTGCGGGCCGGTGCCGAGGTCGGGCCTGGCCAGCGCGGACCGCTCCAGTTCCGCAGCGTCAATCGCCGCCAGAAAGACGGCGGCGGCCGGGCCGGGGTCGGGCACGTCGGCAACAGCGACACGGGCCATGCCCTCGAAGATGGTTTCGACGTGGTCCCCGGAGTAGAGGACTACCTGCGGCGGCTCTCCCTCTCGGTGGCTGACTGTGTAGCCACTCAACGCACCCGGGTCTACCCGCCGCCCGTCGATCTCGATCGCGGCCTTCGCGCCGCGAGCGGTGATCTGTACTCGGTGCACGTTCTCGTCGCTGTCGTGATCCATTCCCACGACGCTAGAACGGCTGTCGGACAGCCCTGCCAGTACGATGCCTAGGCGATCCGGCACGTGGGCAGGGGAGGCGCCCGTGGGGGCACGTACGCCGTGGTGGTACCGCGTGCCGACCAGGCCACTTGGGATCATCGTCACCTGCGCCGTCGCCATCGCCATCATCGTCAGCACGCCCGACATCGCAACAGGCGGCATCGTCGCCGCCATATTCGCGGGCGGCTGCGCCGGCCTCCTCACACAGTTCGTTCAGGGCGCGGCGCAGGCCCGCTACGACGAGCGTTCACAACGGGAGTGACGCCCGCCTACCGATGAGCGGGATCACCTCTCCCCGCCATTTCCCAAAAACGCCCCGAGCGCGTGTGCTCTGCGAACAGCAGGACTCCGAGTAGTCCCGAGCGGTGTGGCGGAGGGCGGCGGCGATGTTCGTACGGCCGTCTTCCAGCATCGCCAATCGCGGCGCCGGTGTGCTGCCCCGCCTCAGGCTCTGGTGAGCCCGAGGCGACCGGTGAGCTCATCCACGGCGCGGCGGTCGGTGTCGGATAGGTTCGCGCGTACGCCCAAGGAGACCCCCACGCCGGGATCGTCGAGCGACGGGGTCATCACGGCGACGCCCACGAACAGGGTGGTCTCGGGCAGCAGCATCTCCAGACGCTGCGCCCAGACCTTCGGCGAGCGTATGTAGGCAGAGCCTGTGCGGGCCACGTCGACCAGAAGGATTGTGGGCATGGACTTGGCCTGCCGGATCTTCTGCTCGTCGTGCAGGGCGGCCAGTACCTGGGCCTCCGCGTCCATCAGGTGAGGGCCCGGCTCGCTGCCCCAGAAGCCGCCAGTGACGATGATCAGCGACCCGCCTGTGGGGTCGGCTGCCTGGCGGATCCCGACATGAAGCAGCAGGCGCTTGCGGGCTGACCACGGTTGATCGACCGGGGTCACCTTCGCGCCGAAGTTCCCGCTGCGCACGCGCTGAACGGTCTCTTCGACCACCTTGGCCCTCACGTCGGCCTTGATGACGAGGGGTGGGGAGTCAGGCCTCAACTCCACGAGAACCGACGGAGTGATGCCGGTGAGCGCGGCGGCAAGTTCGTCGCGCAGGTCCTCCAAGCCATCGAGCCGACGGGCCTTGACCTCGATGCCCAGGTTCATATCGCGCAGTACCAGGTCCGGCTCTGTGTCACCATTGCGCCGGCCGAAGTCGAATGGGATCCCGGCGCGCGCGAGTTTGGCGCCGGCGACCATTTCGGCCCGCACGATCAGCAGGTCGTCGTTGAAGGTGCGGGCGTTGCGGAAGTCACGGCGCACGCCAGCGAGACGCTCGGGCCGCGCCTCCTCCAGGGCCTCGACGATGTCCTCGAAGGCCGCGACGGTGACGGAGGCGAAGCTGTCCGCGAGGCTGTTCCCGGTGGCCTCGGTGATCAGGTCGGTCAGCGGGTGGTCCTGCGGGGCCCTGTCCATCCAGCCCTGCAGGAAGGGGAATGGCGTACTCACATGAAGTCCTTGAGGGTTGGCCGGGCGGAGGAGGTGGTCACGCCTGCGGCACGGCCAGCGTACGCGCGGACGGGAAGGGCCCGCACCAGGATCCCGGCACCCGTCCCCGTCGACGCGCTCCCGGAAGGCCACGGCGCGCGCCCGCTCCTTGAGGAGCGGTCCGAGCGGAGAACGCGTGGGTGACGATCGCGTCGGCGAGGTCGCGCTCCTTGTCCCGCAGCGTCGTGACCTCCCTCTGCTCCTGCTCCGCCCAGCCCGGCCGTGTTCCGTCGCCCTACGGCGTGATGACCAACGTGAGGGCCACGGCAGCGTGTCGGTCAGTCCCCGGCCATCGCCGAGCTGGATGCTCTGACGCCTGTCTGGCCCCCGTAGATTGACGGCGTCACGACGAGGATCAAGGGGAAAGCGCATGACTCAGTCGCTGGAGATCAAGCCCATCGGCATCGTGGTTGGAGGGCGTACCGAAGTCACCGACGACCATTGGAGCGGGAGCGCGATCATCCGACTGAACAGCGACTTCCCCCTCGAGGTGGTACGGGGCCTTGAGGAGTTCTCCCACCTGCTGGTCGTCTGGCACTTCCACAAGGCGTCTCCCAGTGATGTCGCCCTGCATGCACGCAGCCCTCGTAACAACTCGCGGTGGCCGGCCACCGGCACGTTCGTGCACCGAAACCATCGTCGCCCGAACCAGCTCGCGCAGTCCTTCCCACGCCTCCTTAAGGTCGACGGCCTGGACCTGCACGTCACCGACCTCGACGCTATCGACGGCACCCCCGTCTACGACCTGGGGCCATACTTCGCGGAAATGGGTCCCCGTGGCGAAGTCCGGGAGCCTAAGTGGCCAGCCGAAATGCTTTCGGACTACTGGGACCAGGCGCAAGACTGAGCCAGGGCGCGCTTCGGCGCGGGAACATGCCACCTTCAGCACCCTTTCGTGTAACCCCTTGGCAGGCTCCGCGGTTCCGGAGACGGCATGCGGGTGGCAGGGGCAAGAGCCGCCGGTCACGAGCCACTGCCACGCATCGATCACGGTCGGCCTCCAGGTCGCTCAGTGGTGGAGCGGAGCACATCTTCGAGATCCGCAAAGCGGTCGAGGAGTCGGCGGATGCTGGTCTGCCGCTCGTGCCAGTGCCGCTGCAAGTCCGCTTCCGCTTCCGCAGGCAGGCCATACTCGGATGTGACCGCGCCGTAGAAGCTGAACAGGATGTAGAGCAGCGCAACACGTACGCACGCCACGACGTCGGCCAACGGCAGAGTGGGGTTCCCAGATCGGTAAGCCTGAATCATCACCAGAGCGCAGTCAGCCCACTGGTCGCTGGTGGCGACCGTACGGGGATCGAAGGCAGCGCGTCCCAGCTCCCAGGCCGGAAACGCCCTCGCTCCGCGGAAGTCGATGACGCCGGTGACGACATCGGCGAGGACGAGCATGTTCGTGCGGGTGAAGTCGGCGTGCACAGCCTGCTCCACGAACTCCTCGGGAAGCCCCGCTCGTAGTCCGTCCACGTGTGCGCGCAAGTCATCGCATCGCTGGTTGAGTTCGTGGCTCAGAAGTACCACGTCCGGGTGCTGCTGCCGCTTGGCGGCCGCCAGCACGGCGCCGGCTTTGACCATGGCGTCTTCGACCGAACCGGTCCGCCACCGTGTGTGCTGCCGTAGCCGGGGCAGCGGATAGGCGGCCAGGACTCGGTGCATACGTCCCAGGACCATGCCGATCTGCTCGGCTCGCACTACCGTCATCGCCGAGGTGGCCACCCGGCCCGGAGCTTCATCGACCACCGCCCAGGCACTTCCTTCGGCCACCGCGACGAAACTGCCGTCTTGGTCGGGCCATACCCTCGGCACTGGAAGCTGTGCCGCGCGGCAGTACTCCGCCATGTCCCAGGTCGCTCGCACTGCCGTGAGGTCCACGGTCGCCCCGTACTCCTTCACGAAGAGCCGGCGGCCGTCGGTCGTCAGCACGCGCCGGTTGATGGTGTCGGTGCCCATCGGCACCATCTCGACCGTTTCGACGGCGATCCCGTACTGGTCGGCCAGCACATCGGCCACCAGTTCATCGTTCCAGTCCGTGTCCATCTCGCTCATCGTCCTTCCAGGGAGGAATGCCGCCGGGCGGTGAGCACGGTGAACGCGTTGTCCTCGGTGAGCACATCGCCTGTGGCGTACTCGACGCTCCACGTTCGGCGCACAGGGATGGCGGTCTCGGTGACGTCGCTGAAGGCCGAGTCGCGCAGCACGGTGAGAGCAGCGCGGCCGCTCACCCCGAGCCGACGGCTCGTGGACGACGCCTGGACGCTCACCATGCCGCGCGTGATGTTGAGGGCGAGGGCTGTCGCCTCCGTGTCGAGACCGTTGGCGATCTTGTGGAGGATCCGGTCCTGTGCCGGGGTCAGCCGGTCGGGAACCGTACTGGGGCGTGCAGACATGCTCTTCCTTCTTCGACTCTGTCGGGGATCTTGGAGTCGGCGGAGTCAACTGCCCAGGGTTCGCCAGGACTTCGGGCGAGGGATCTCGCGTTGGT